TTGCTAAGTCAATTGATTTGTTTGTTAATGTATCAGTTGTTGCTCTACCTACAAGTGTGTCTGTAGCCGCTGGCAATGTTACCGTAACATTTCCTGAATATGCTGAGTGAGCCGCTGATTGTAACGCTGTGTAATGTGCGTTTGAACTTTCACAATATAATCTAATTGCTGAAGCAGTACCGTCATTTTTAATATCAATTAAACCTGTTGATAAAGTAATTCTATCATTACCACCAATTTTAATATCAATTTGGTCATCTGTATCAGAGGTAATTGATGTGTCACCGTCTGCGTCTAAAATTAATTCTGTACCATTTAAATCAATACCATTAAATACGGCATTGTTATCAAAAGATACTGTCATTGTATCGCCAGATAATGAAGTAGCGATACCATTACCACCTGTAATCTTTAAAGTTTCTGTTAAAAGATTAATTGTAGTTGAAGTGGAACTTTCATCAACTAAAGTAAGTGTAGTAGCTGGGTCTGCAAAAGAGAGTGAACCTGAACCGTCTGTTGTTAAGACTTGGTTAGCAGAACCGTCGCCGTCTGGTAATGTAAATGTTGTACTTGTTGTTACTGCGTTAGGAGCTTTAAGCGCAATAAAATTTGAACCGTTATTTGTTCCTTCGTTTAGTTGAACTGTACCGCCGACAGTTGTTGAATTTCCTAATTTAATTGTATCAATGGCCGAGTTACTATCTGCTGTTAAAGCTGAACTTGCCGTAAGTGTACCATCTACATGGTCTAATTTATCTACGAAATATTGGCCGCCGATAACTGTAATATTATTAGCGTCACCTGAACCATCTACACCGCCCTCACCAATAAACAGTCTATCACCGTTATTGCCTTGCGTACCAGTACCATAAGTATAAGCTAATTCACCTAGTTTTAGCGTTGATGGAGCGGAAGTATTTGCACTTCTTTTTATCTGAATTATTGTTGACATTTATTGCTCCTAAAAATTGCCACCGTTAAATACCAATGTTCCTGATGTAGTATCTAACTCGTTTCTTGTTTTAAATTTATCTGAGGAAGCGTCATATTGAAGTAATGCACCGTCATCCAAGCTACTCGAATCAACATCTGTAAGACTTCTTAATCTATTTACATTTGTGACACTAACATTTGTACTCGGTACTTGTACAGATACTTGTTGTGGACCAGAAGATGTATTTGAGTTAATATTAGCTCTTACACCACCAGTCTGATTAATTCTAGCTTTAACCATTAGGTTCCTCTCTCTTTGTAATATTTATAACGAAAAGACTCTACGGAAAAAACAATTATACTTTAGGATTGATAGTAATTACGCCTTCAATTACTCTGGTAACTGTGCTGTCAACAGTTTTAGTAATATATACATCATACACATATCTTGCTGGTGCGTCTAAAGCTGCTGTTTGTGTGTCCGTTAATGATAACTCTATGACACCTGTTGTTGCGTCTGAAGCCACATTTGATGTGATTGTGGTTGTTGTGGATGCGCCGTATGATTTAGCCATTTTGGCCTCTGTGGTATAACCACTTAAATCAACTACCGTGCCCTCTGAATTAGTTACAGTTACATCTGAACTAAAGGAAGCGCCTTGGTCTATCCTAAGATTTGCTACTGCCGCCATTGAATTGTTTTACACCCTCTTGTATTTTTTCGTTGTAATACTTCGTTAATACTTCAATCTTTTCCAATTCAATTTCATGTCGGATTTTAGAGTTTTGTATCTCTTGTCTTGCCACAATAATGTTTCTTAATTCGTGTGGCATTTCATCAATATCGTATTCTTTTCCGTCAATAGATATAACATTTTTTGGTTTTTCACTCATAACTATTCCTATTTATATTAGTATTTATATGATTTACATATATTCTTTTTCGACTGCTCGTATATTAATATGAATAAATCTAAATGGTTCGATACCATGGTCAACAGCATATGCGTGGGACATATATGCTGGAAATAACATTAATGAACCAGGTTTTACTGAATAATTAACCAAGTCACAAGCAGGCGTAACTTTAGTAGAATCTTTTTCTTTTAATTTTAAAGGCACATGAGCCGTTCTTGGATCCTGAAATAAAGGTTTAGATGTTTTATCACTTGCCTTTAAAAAGTAGAATCCTGAAATATGATTATTTGCGTGAGTATGAAACCAATGATGGCCGGCACCATTAAATGAAAACTCTTGTACCCAGCTTTCTGTATAATGAAGTCCATATTTTTCCATATCATAACCCATATCGTCTAAAACCCAACGAGCCTTTTTTGCCATGTAATCATGGAAAAATCTAAAGTTTTGGTCAGGTTCTAATGGCGAACTATGATAAGTCATACCTATATCATTTTTATAACCTAAGTCTAACTTTTTTTTATTATTTTCTTCTTGGTCTTTTCTTGCACTTGCAATATAAGGGTCACTTAGTCTGTTTAATTTATCTACCCATTCTGGTTTATCTTCATAATAAACAGGTGATTGAAAATACTCACTTTTAATCATTATTCATTTAACCTTTTTTTAACAGTTTCGTGGTCTTCTAGGACTTTCCAAGTTTGGCCATGAAAACTATGTATTTGTGTTCCAATATTATCTTCAGCTGGATATGCTGATAATATTTCATCTATATTTATTGTCAGCGGCCGACCAAGATATGGTTGAGGCATATTTTCACCCTCTATAATACTGCCGTTTGTAAATGTTTTAAATTTGCCTTTTGACTTTGCAATCTTTAAAGGTTTTAAATCATTAAAATCTACTTCACTCATTTTATCTCCAATTCGTATTCTTCTTTGCCAAATTTACCTCTTACATAAAAATTAAAGGCCAAAGAATATCTTTCTTCATTACTTTTGTTTTCATCAACACTATGTTCTAAATGAGAGGGGAATAAAATTACTTTACCTTCTTCAACATTCATTACATACTGACCTGTATTTACATTATTATTTTCATCATATTCAAAACGAATACTTTGATGAAAAGTATTAGTATATATAGGATTCTTGTGGAACACTAGATTGCCAGAATTGTTTTTTGTTTTTAAATAATATACACCACTTAGCAAACTACTGCCATGAGAGTGTATTTGAGCTTTATCGCCAGGATTATGTTTTACTGACCAAGAATTTTGTAAATAAAATTTTGCATTTTCTTTAACATTTATATATTTTCTTACAAATATCTCACAATGATTTTCTATTTCTTTTTTTAAATCAGGTAATGAATTTAAAATGTATCTGTCTTTTGATATATCTCCATTACCTATGTGCATACGCTCATATTCTGTATTTAAAATATAATTTAACCATTCAGATTTTACAGGAGTTTCTGAATCATAAACTGGTATTGGCCACAAATTATGAGCTTTAAATTCTGGCATAGTTAACCTTTAGGTGTTGAAAAATAAAAATGTGTTATTGTATATCGGCCATAACCAATTTCTTTTGGTTGTGTGTGAAATTTAACAGGACTAACTCTATGTTGATAACAACAAGGAAAAAACACAGCTCGATTATGTTTTAATTTAACTTCATAACCTGATTCTGGAAAATCAAAATCTCCTCCATTAAATAAACGAGGTTTTCTAAACATCCAAATAAGACAAGTCCATTGAAATGTATCGTGGTGTGAATCGTAATGGTCATCTTCTTCATAATAAGATATTAATGTACTGTCATTATTAGAAGACAAGTAGGCACGGCCATATGGCATACATTGTTCAATGTGTTTATGAAACTCAGGCATTCTTTGTTTATACATGAAATTAAAAATATTACTACACTTTTCTAAACCTTTTTGTGAATAATATTCATTACTATAAAATCTATAAGCTTTACTCCTAGATGTTCCATCTTTATTTCTAGCAACAATAGTATTTTCGGCTCTATCAATATTTTGCATAGATGTATAATAATCTAATTCTTTCCATACACGATTTTCTTCTTCCGGCGAATACCAATTATCAGCTACTATAAAAGGAAATTGTGGATTTTCATTTATGACTTGAATGTCTTTTGTTAAATATTCTTGCATTAACTCACTCTCAAATTAAAAGCGATAGATATTCTATAATCTTCGCTTAAGTTTTTTGTTACAAAATGGTCTAAAGTTGCCGGAAATAATAAAACTCTTTTCTCTTTTATTTCTGGCCACCATCTTTTTACTTCATACTGATTTATGTTATATTGTAATACTAACTTACCACTATCTTTAGGTAAACTAACGAAATAAACTCCTGATATATCTGGTGATTCTTTTAAATTTTGTGGGTCAACATGATTGTGTAAATTTGTGCTTTCATTTTTTTCATGTATTTGAGCCCAATAATCTAGTAAATCAACTTTTTTATTCCACTTTTCAGAACAATATGTTGTTATAGTATCCAATAAAAACTGCAATTCTACATCTTCACTTAGTTTTATATCTTCATTTCTGGTGTCTGTAATATCATTACTAAGTTTATTTTCTTTATGTAATAGGCAAAACTCTTTTAAATTTTGATTATTAATAATATCAATATCAAAATACCCAAACGAAGTTTCAGACAATTTTTGTCTATTCATTATAAAAAATCCTTAATAAATTACTTTGCCATTTTTTACAGGTTCCGTAGTTACTGTTTCAGTATTTACATCATCATTTTTATCCAAGGCTTCTTTACTTCTAAATGTTCCTGGCATTCCTAATAAAGGTCGGCCGTCATAAGGAATATTATATTGTCCGTCTTTTTCATTATAATGTAAAAACACTTGAGCATGATTATTACCCCATAGTGGTTCTCTCCAATGTTCAACAACATCACCTCTGTAAATTAACATATCACCTGGTTTCATATGAATAGGCATTCCGTCTGTGCCTTTTTCACCTGAAACAGGACCTACAAACATAGGCCAATCCCAATCAGGATATTTACTTGCGTCAACATTTGAGTTGTCATAACCAATACACAAAGTTGTAGAAATTTCACAACTAGGTCTGTCTTTATGTCTTTTTAATTCTGTGCCTTGCGTGTATAATCTATGATAAGAATAAGTAGGAATTAAATCTTTACCAGTTAACTCACACATTTTTTCAGTACCAAGACTTAACAATGCGTCAAAGATAGGGTCACCATATTTACTAAAATCACCTGGAGCTTGATGGTCAGTAAATGTGCCATGTATATCCTCAGCAACTTCAATAGAATTATCTTCAAAGTATGCTAATCTTTGAGCCTCTAATTGAACATGATGATACATTAAATTTGCCATATTTGTATCAATATATTTTTCAATTTTTACCCAACCGTTTTCTTCAAAAAACTTGGCTGCCGGATGTACTGTTGCTGGATTTAAAGCGGGCTGACCTTTTAATAATTCAGCTGCCTTTTTCTTATCTTCGTCTGATAGTGTGTCCCAATTTGCGATTGATTTATTCATTATATTTGCTCCTACTTAAATGGTTGACCTAGTGTCCATAACACTAGTGAATATCGTGTGCCTCTTGTTACTGGCGTTACTTGATGGTAAACATATGAGGGAAAAATTATAATTGAACCTTGTGGTCTAATTTCTGTACACTCATGGAATCTTTTACCACTTGCATGAGGACCAAAGTCAAATTTTAAATTGCCGCCTTCATATTCACCTGGCATATTTAGATTGATTGTTAAAGAGAGTTTTCTGATTTTGTTTACCATGTTAGGGTTATCAGTATAACCTCTTGGAAACATACCATTATTATCTCTTGGTGTTACACCAGGAATTGCTCTTTTATATTTACCTAGATGACATGAGTTTCCATCAGCGTGCCAGCCATAGAACTGATTTAAACCATATTTTGTAAACTGAAAAGATTCACTACAACTAAATTCATATTTCCAACCTGCTTGGTCGTTTGCTTGATGAATATAAGGATATATTCTGTCATATAACCATTGGTCATTCATCCATGTAACTTCACTATCTCTAATATAACGAGCCTTTTCAACATCAGCGTCTGAAACGCCTAATTCTGTTTTAACTTCTTCGGTAGTTTTATCTGCCTGAGCTTCTGGTTTTAAACCTTCAGATTCTAATCCTTGTTTATGATTATTGCCAAAAGTTGTAGCACTTACATCTTTGCCAGCAGATTTATCTCTGTCTATTTGTTTATTACCTTGGTCAATAATTCTTTGACATTCTTCAGGTGTCAAGGCTTCTTTAAACCAAAAGTAAGAATTTTTTACTTGCATTTTATATTCACCATTCTTTCTCTAATATTATTTATCAGGCCACCACAAAGTTGCCGGCCACACTAATTCTTTCATCATCTGTCCAAAAAGATGGTACAAGATGATTCATATTTGCTGGAAATACTAAAAATAAACCTTCATAAGGTTCGATTGGGAAAAAATTTGATGATAATGGATGTGCCAATTCACCATATTGAAACATTATTTTACCTGCGTCTTTTGAATTTGATATAGCTTGTTCTTTAAATATCTGTTTAGGCACTTTACAAAAGATTACAAATGACAACACACCTCTATGAGTGTGAGGTGGATTATAGTCATGTTTGTGTTGATAGTTAATCCACATAGTATCTAATCTCATAGTACCATTTTTTCTTTCTCGTCTATTTATTTGAACATCCATTAAACGGCTAATTTGTTTATCACCAAATTGTTCAGATATTTTATCTAAAAATCTTTCAATATAAGTCATTAAATATGGTTCAGTTTTTAGAATAAAATCATCTTTGTAGATATAACTTCCACCATATTTCATATTACCGGCCAGTTTCTCTCGCCAGTCATCTTTTTCACGAGTCAACTCACTTCCTTTATCAAGTAAATCTTTAATAAAGTTAGGGTCGACCTCTGATTGAAATATTGGAGGACTAAAAGGATATAAAATATTGTCACCTTGTTCGGTAACTAATTTTGGTACTGTTGTTACAAATTTATTCATTTCACCTGCTATTATATAACAATTTTAATAAATTGTCAATGTTATAGACTATTTAGACGCTTTTTTAATTTGTTTAATTAACTTGTCTTTTGTTAATCTTTTGTCTAATTCTATACCAATTTTTCTACCTAGTTTTTCTAACTCAGCTTTTGTTTTTTTCTCTAAACCTTTTAAATTAATTTCATCTTTTAAAATCAATGGTTTTTTTGGAAAAAAGAACTCTTTAATTTTATTAAACATAATTTCTCCTTATATCATGTAGTTTGTATTTATTACTAATCTATGTTCAGTATTAGTATGACTTATTGAACAATGTTCAATATTATTATCGAAAATTAATAATCTATTTTCAACTGATTCTATCATAACCTCTTCATCATTAATGAATAACACCGTTTTTCCATTATTACTATTTAGATAAAATATGGAAGTTAATCCTGGCTTTCTAGTGTCAGTATGAACACCACTTCTAATAGGTTCCTTTCTATTTAAAGTGAGATTTAATCTA